GTGCACGTTGCGAAGGCTCCGATGAAACCTATGTTCTCTGACGACCCGCTGATAATCGGTGTCGACGCAGGGTTAACTCCGGCGGCGGTGATTGGGCAGGTAGCGTACGATGGGCGCTTGATCGTTTACGATGCTAAAATATCTGACGGTATGGGCGCGTTACGTTTCGTACGAGAAGTGATAAAACCGCTACTTGTTAACAAGTTCCCCGGACGACGCTCGATGATTATTATTGATCCGGCAGCATTTCAGCGTGCTCAGACAGACGAGCGTACTGTGGCAGACATCTGGCGTAACGAAGGCTTTATGGTCAAGAGCGCTAAGACAAACTCAGTGGCCGCTAGGATCGCAGCGGTCGATAGGTTTATGACACGCGTCGTCGATGGTAAGCACGGCGTAGTGATAGACCCTGAAGGTGCGCTGCCACTCGTGCAGGCACTAGCGGGCAAGTACCGCTACAAAATAAACACGAAAGGCGTACGGGATGAGAGTCCTGAAAAATCGCACCCATGGTCAGACGTAGCTGACGCCTTTCAGTATATGTGTCTTCACGCGGACGGCGGAGAGACATTTGGCGGGATGGCTATGATGGACGAACGCAGGGAGGTCGTAAAGGTCTCTTCACGCGGTTGGACGTAAAGTGTTGACCTGTTAACAGATAGACGCTATTGTATCTATAGTATCGCACATGTGAGATAACATTTAATGGCACTAGGTTCGCAGCTTATTCCTGTTGCGCGTGCCTCTGACCTAGAGGCCGCTGCACAGAGAGAGTCCGCTGAAAAGCAGATGACTCCAATGATACAGGGTTTGGCATCGCATGTCCGCCGTCGGTGGGAAGTGATGCGTGACCATAAGCGTACGTCAATCGAAGACCGGTTGTCTGCGTGCGTTCGTGCGAGGAATATGCAGTATGACCCAGCCAAGATGGCAGAGATACGTGAACAAGGCGGCTCAGAAATTTTTATGGGCATCGTTAGCACTAAGTGCCGGACTGCTACTGCTTGGTTGCGAGATACACTTCTAGGCACTGGGTCAGACAAGCCTTGGACAATTTCCGCTACTCCTATCCCCGAAGTTCCGCCCGAAGTCGCGGCAAACCTACAGCGCATTATGGCGGCAAACCTTCAGCAGTACTACGCTGCGGGTAATCAGCCGTTAGACCCCATGGAGCTTAGAGAACTCGCAGCCGGTATGAAAGATACTGCTACGCGATCTATGAAGCATGAGGCCGAAAAACGCGTTGACCGTATGGAACTCAAGATGGAAGACCAGCTCACAGAGGGCGGCTGGGTAAAAGCTCTCTACGAATTTACGAACGATCTTGCGACGTTCCCGTTTGCTGTTCTAAAGGGTCCGATACCCCGCAAACGAAAAGCTATGAAGTACGTTAAAGGCGGTTTATCCGCAGTTGACGTACTCCGTGACGAGTGGGAACGCGTAGACCCCTACAAATTCTTCTGGGCACCATGGGGCGATGATATACAGAACATGCCCGTTATGGAGCTACACCACTTAACACGTGAAGACCTTGAAGCGATGATCGGTGTTGAAGGCTACGACGAAGCAGCTATTCGTACACTCCTCGCTAACTTCGGTGCAGGCGGGTTCGAGTGGTTAGAGCACTACGATAGCGAGATGGAAGACGTAACAGATAAGAATTTTGATGACGCCAGTAGTGACGTTATCGCGGCTTTACAGTTATGGGACTCTATTCCCGGCAAATTGCTAATCGAATGGGGTTTGTCAGAGGACGAGGTCGAAGACCCGCATCTGTCTTACCCGTGTGAAGTTTGGATGATTAACAACATTGTTGTTAAAGCTGTCTTAAATTACGACCCTCTAGGGCGTAAACCTTATTACCTCACTTCTTTCGAGAAGGTTCCCGGTCGTATAGATGGGAACGGGGTAGCCGACCTGACTATTGATGCGCAGAACATGTGCAACGCCGCCGCCCGTGCGTTGGCAAACAATATGGGCATTTCATCTGGCCCACAGGTTGGCGTAAACGTAAGTCGTCTCCCAGCAGGGGAAGACATTACTCAGATGTACCCATGGAAGATATGGCAGTTTAAATCGTCAGAGTATGGCGATGCTTCTGCTCCTATGCAGTTCTTCCAACCAAATTCTAACGCAGGTGAGCTAATGGCTGTGTTCGAGAAGTTCATGGAACTTGCGGACGAAGTGTCAGGTATCCCTCGTTATATGACAGGCCAGCATGTTCCGGGCGCAGGACGTACGTCGTCCGGTCTGTCTATGCTTATTTCTAACGCAGGCAAGAGCATAAAGCAGGTTATCGGTAACGTTGATTTTGATGTGATAACCCCAATGCTAGAGCGCCAGTACCAGCGTAACCTACGGTACTCGGAAGATCAGGACTTAATTGGTGATGTACAAATTGTTGCACGAGGCGCGATGTCGCTTGTCGTCAAAGAAGCTGAGGCTGTCCGTAAAAATGAGTTCCTCCGTCTTATTCTGGAGAGTCCTGTTGCGCAAGAAATTGTTGGACCTGCGGGTACGGCTGAACTCATGCGGGATTTGGCCGGTAATCTTAACACCAATGTTGACCGTCTTGTCCCTAGCCGAGAGGATATTGAAAAGCGGCAAGCCGAGCAGCAGCAGCAAATGATGATGATGCAGCAGCAGCAGGCAGCTACCCAAGGCCCAGCTAATTTACAAGAAGACGGAACAGAAAAAGGGGGTCGGCAGGACAACTTTATAAGCCCGCGCCCTAATGGACGTTAATGTGTCTATCTGTTGACACGTTAACACATATGATATACTTTTAAGATATGATTGACTTAAACAATGTAGATAAACAAGCCGTTACAGCCCTGACTAGGCTGAGAGAACCCGGCAATGACGCATTATTTAGGTTACTGGAGGCCGAATTAGAAACCTCCAAGCAGAAGCTAGTACACGCAATCGACATGGTCCAAGTCCACCGATTGCAAGGACGAGCGGAAGCATTTGAAGATTTACTGAACGCCGTCATAGACGCGCCGAAGGTAGAAAAACGCGCTTATGCGCAAAATACGTGAAGCACACCATAACGGGAACAGCATACCCACGGGACGCTAGGAACAGAGTTGGTGCTTTAAGGAGAGAAACATGGCATTGCCAAGACAGGTGCAAGCTCAGCTTGCTGAAGTGGAAGAACTAGAGAAAACGCTAAACGCCCAAACGGAAGCACCAAAGAAAAAGAAGGCAAAAGAGCCTAAAGTTTCAGAGGTAACACCCGAGGATACCGAGGCAGAAGTACCAGTAGAAGCTGAAGCAGCAGTAGAACCTGAAGAAGCGAAGCCAGCTGACACGTCACCGACGGACGTAGCGGACGAATTTGAGCAGAAGTACAAAACCCTACGCGGGAAGTACGATGCTGAAGTCCCTCGCTTGCACTCGCAAGTTAAGGACTTAACGGCTAAACTGAACAACCTCTCTGAGAGTTTGGCAGCGAAGCCCAAAGAGCCGACGAAGCCGAAGGAGAAAGTCAGTTATGTGACCGATGAAGATCGAGCCGAATTTGGTGAAGAACTGATAGGCGTTCAGCGTCGTGTTGCGCAGGAAGTGTCTCAAGAATATGAGGGACGTTTTGAGCAGCAAAGCGCGATTATCGAACAGCTTCAAAAACAACTGAAGCAGACTGGTAATCAGGTTGGAGAGATGAGTTTTTCTCAGAAACTGTCCCAGATAGTTCCTGATTTTGCTAGTATCGACAATGATGAACGTTGGGTAGAGTGGTTAAACGAGTATGATCCCATGCTTCGTGGCCCTCGCCGAGATCAGGCGGCACAGGCGTTTAATACTGGAGACGCTGAAGCAGTAGCACATTACGTGAAACTGTGGAAAGAATCTCTAGGGCCAGATGTGCCACAAGAGCGTCAGACTCGCCAAGCCGAACTCGAGAAACAGGTTGCGCCTAATCGTTCAGCGAATTCCGCGACAACGAAGAGTGTAGGAAAAGACGCTAAATTTTACTCTGAAAGAGAAATTGCAGCTGCTTGGAACAAAATACGCACTTTGAATACGCGGCATAAGTACGATGAAGCCACAAAACTTGAAGCAGATATAACAACTGCGTATCTTGAAGGCCGTGTACGAGCGTAAACGTGTTAACAAGTAAGCAGCTGTTAGTAACCAACTTAAACTAATAGGAGGCCAATTATGGCTGCTGTATTCCCCGTCGTAGGCTCAGGCTCATTCGACACAAACCCGTCTTATTCGGGTGCATTTATTCCACAACTGTGGTCTAACAAACTCAACGCTAAGTTCTACGCGAACACCATGATGACTGAAATCGCCAACACTGATTGGGAAGGCGAGATCAAAAACCAAGGTGATACCATTCGTATCCGTACTGCTCCGTCGATCACGATCAACGATTATGCAGGCGCTGGAACTACCCTTTCCTCTGAAGTCCCTACTCCGATCTTCCTTGATATGCAGATCAACAAGGGTAAATACTTCAGCGTACAGGTAAACGATGTACTTGCTCACCAAGCCGATATGGACATGATGAACATGTTCACGGACGACGCTGCTAAGCAGTTGAAGATCAACATTGAAAACGAATGTTTCTTTAACTGGTTCGTAACTGAAGGTGCTCACTCAAGCAACACTGGCGCAACTGCCGGTGCTTTGTCTTCCGAGTACAACCTAGGTACTGACGTTGCTCCTGTCGACCAAGCTACTCCTAAGAACGTATTAGACGCGATCCTTCGTATGTCTGCTGCTCTTGACGAGCAAAACGTTCCAGAAGAGGGCCGTTGGTTGATCTTGTCGCCTTTCGACCGCCAGTTGCTTATGCAAACTGACATCGCGCAGGCGTACTTCACAGGAGATGCTTCAAGCACTATCCGTACTGGTAAGATCGGTATGCTAGATCGCTTTGAAGTTTACGTTTCTAACCTTCTCCCTAAGGGCGCTGCTGCTAAAGCATTGGTTCCGGGTCTAGCCGCTACTTCAGGCGGTGCTACTGTAACAAACGCTAAGAACCGTCGTATGATGGTTGCTGGCACGAAGAGCGCTTGTGCGTTCGCGTCACAGATCAGCAAGACTGAGCCATTACGTAATCAAACTGACTTTGGAGACATCGTCAGGGGTCTAGCCGTTTATGGCCGCAAGGTCATTAAGCCTGAGGCTTTGATTACTACTATTGTTGGCGCTGCGTCTTAATAGCCTTTGAGGGGGGGTTCGCCCCCCTTCTTTTAACGTAGGAGGTTATTATGGAAGTATTTCAGTTTATTAACGCCGTAGGAGCAGAGGTTGTTGCTAACAAAGCAGTAGCTAAAGTCGACGGTTCACGCGTGGTTGTAGCCCAAGTAATAGGCGACAAGATGGTTCTAACCGCCGAAGGCGAAGAGATGGCTAAGACTATAAAGCCTACTCCTGCACCTAAAGCGACGAGTTCCAAGTCAAAGACAGCTAAGACTACTCCTGCACCCAAATCCAGCGAATAGGGGGTAACGGATGTCTACCGTAAAAGTCACGGACATTATTAGACGAGTAGAGGATGTCCTTCAGGACACCAATATTCGATGGCCGCGTACGGAATTGCAGAACTGGATGAACGAGTCTTATCTCGCCATTACTCTCGCACGTCCTGACGCAAACGCAAAAGCTGGTACATTTACATGTGCCGCAGGTACGCGACAAACGCTGACCAAGACAGGCGGCGGCGGTTATCCATCCGCACTACGCCTCTTAGATGTAACGCGTAACTTAGCCAGCACTTCAGGGTATAAGGTAATTCGCCTTGTTGCTCGTAGTGTTCTGGACGATCAGCGTCCTGCATGGCACGCTGAGACTGGTACGACAGCTATCCAGCACTTCACGTTTGACCCACGCCAACCGAAAGAGTTCTTTGTCTATCCACCGGCTACAGCAGCCGCTGAGATTGAAGTTGTTTACACGGATTCTCCGGGCGCAACTGCACTGACAGAGTCTCAACTCGATCCGGCAGGTTCAGA